TTATGTGTGATGAACTACAGGAACATATTGATGGATTATTCGGGCCACTTGATCAAAGCAGACCAACTGATGAATCGCGTGTATGACCTTTGCCAGAACAATGACTACATGACCGCCATGGGGCTTTGCCTGGAGGCTATTACAGAAATCAAGATGGCTTACAACGTAATGAATGATTACAGCCAGCACAAGGACCAAATGATTGGTATATGGGAGAACAAATGAAAACCTGCCCGCCCTGCCATGGTGAATGCAATCAAGGAAGAACGTGCCCAGCAGAATCCCATCCGGCCTACGAACCATGGGCCAAGTGGTACAAAGAGCTTAAAGTAGATATACAAGCCAACAGGTTTATGTTTTCCCGCTCTTCTCACGGAAGAGCATTTCGTGCCGGGTATGACGCCGGTATAGATGACGCTAAGAAAGTTGTTAAGAGCGGTGAAGAGTGGAAGCTTTGGGACAATGACCAAGCATGACTAGGAAAGCTGATAAAGCGCACATGGATCGCGTCGCAAGTATTGGGTGCATCCTGTGCAAACACCTAGACCTTGGGGCGACACCTGCTCAGATCCACCACATCCGGGAAGGTCAGGGTATGAGCCAGAGAGCTAGCAACTTTCTGGTTGTTCCTTTGTGCCCAACCCACCATACCGGAAGCCCTGGAGTTCATGGCCTTGGCGAGAAAGGGTTCTATACCCGCTATAAGCTTAGCGAGTTAGACCTTCTTGCTATGACCATTGAGCAGTTCTACTCATCATCCAAATAGGCTGTCTTCTCAAGCAAGTACTCTCGCTTGGGGCTCACAATAATCCCGCGCTCTGCCCTCGATGCAGCTTTCTCACGCTGAGCAAACGATCGACGGATTGTCTTGTCATCAATCGCCTCACTAGGATTGGCAGCATTGAACTTAACAATCTCATCACCAAGGTCTGCAAAGGCTTCATAGTCACCAGCCTGCTGTGCAAGCCATAACTTACCAAGCAGTCTAGACCTTCGCATATCCAGCGCCTTCTCAATACCTTTGATCTCACCCATGGCCTCATAGGATCTAGCCACATCCTGCGGTGTGAATCCAACCGCCTGAGCAAAGATCCCAAACAAACCAACATCCGCCACGATCGGATCACCACGCAAGGTTGTCGCACCTTCTGTAGAGAAACGATAGGCCTTGAAGAAGTCCTTGAGAATAGGAGGAGACATAGCCTCCATGCCGCGGGCGTAATGACCTTCGTTGATCTTCTTGATTGCATCACCCGTGTTGACCACAATACCAACAGAAGGACCAAGCAAGTCAATCACCATGTTCTTGACCCACTCTTCTTCGTCCTTGGCCGTTGCGTCATCCCTAAACCAAATACCGTTCAAGCTAGTGCGGCTGGCCAGGTCTATTTGCAGCAACTCTGACATGGGCCCACGGCTAATTGCACGAGCCACGTTATCACCGAACAACTCGGCCATGGCCACCTTCATCTCTAGGCTGAAGTCATACGGCTCATCATCATCACCAAAGAGCGTATTCATCACACCTTCAATTACCCAGTACAAAGGCAGCCCTTCGTACCCGGCAAAGAGTGCTGTCATACCCATGATCCCAGTGAACTTCTTGCGAGCCTCTTTCCGTAACATCAGCGCATCGTTATAGACACGCTTGGCATCTGCACGGTCTTCTTCGCTTAGCCCCTTGTCCAAGGTCTTGAGTCTTAGAAGCTCCAGGTCCTTATTGCTCAGGAAGGCTTTGTTAAAGGTATCCACAAGCAGGTAAGTCATCTGCTGTGCATAGTTCTTGAACTGTAATACCACCTGACCGATCGGACCACGCATGAACCTTGGCTTGGTTTCCGATGCGTATTCAAAGTGAATCTGGTCTACAAGATCTCTGGCTAATCCAATGATCTCTCCATCACCATACTTACGCACCCGGCCGGCTGCAACCTCTTGGGCGTTGATCTCTCTAGCCAACCGGATCGCAGCAAGCGCAGTAACCTGACGGTTGAATAGCTCAGCCTGGTTGAACATGTAGCCAAGGCCAAGCGATACCTTCTCAAAGATACCAAGTCCCTTGGACTGCATGGCGCCACGGATACCAGAGGCGTATAGCGCACTTGGTCGCTCTGCAATACCAGCAAGTGAAAGCGTCTGCGTACGGTTGATTGTACTTTCCAAAGCCTTCAGCGCATCTGCTTCAAACGTCTTGCCGGCCTTTCGTAGCCTACCTTCAAGGTCAAAGTCCAAGAGCTTCGTGCGCGATGACATGAAGTCCTTCGACGCACCTGAGAGCGCAGCGGATGCCTTGGTAAATGACACATTAAACTTGCCTGCCAAGGTAGGCATACCAATGATCGGTGTCTGCGTTAAGTTGACCAGCGCCGATGCAGGGGCGGTCAGGTAGAACATAAACGCAAAGTTACTGATCTTGGACCAGATAGGATTCTGTTTCTGCGGCGCACTAAACTCAGCGTGCTGCTGCTTTAATTCATTCAGATACCGGCCACGAGCATTACCGCCACGGGCATTGAAATACTTTTGTGCATCACCAAGAATGGCGTCTAACGAACCACCATACTCAAGCCTAGCCAGATGGTAGGTGCTATGGAATACCGTCTCAGCAAAGGCACGCTTCATGTCCATGCTAGCGCCTCTTACCTTCTTGGCATGGATGAAGTGCTTATGCACAGACAGATCCGGCATGATGCTCAGATAAGCCTGGTAGATGTCGTCCTTGAGCCTTGCTTTGGTATCCGTTGAAACAAGATCACCAACATCCGTCTTGTCAATCGCATCAAAGATGTCATTCAGGAAAGCTGACTTGATGACACCCTGAGAGAACAGCTCCTTGGAATCAACACCGGTCTTAAGGTTCTTCACCTTGCCGGATGCAATGTCCTTTTCAATACTTTGTAGGTGCGCCCGTTGGTCGGCCTGAGATTCAAACATCTCATGATAGGGAACTACATCACCAGATGGCAGACGTACGTCATACGCTACAAAGTAATCACCAAAACGATTGAGCGGGAAGTAAGGACCGTCGCTCAAGAACTTCTCAAACTGCTTACGCAAGCCAAGCAAATTAGCCTGGCGCACGGGCCCATCCGGCAGCGCCGTCATCAGCCTCCTCTCAATGATGTCCTTCTTACGCGATAGCTGAGACTTGTAAAAGTCACGGATCTTGATGAATAGCTTCTCACCTTCCGTACCCTGGATCATCTCCCAGTTCTTGCGGAAGGACTCCTTCTTGATCTTCTCTGCCTTGATAGGATCAGTAGGATCAATGCCAGACATCCTTGCGTCTAGCATTACCTCATCCAAGGCCTTAGCAAGCTTGGGATTCTTGTTTGACCAGTCCTGCCATTCTTGTAAAACCTTGGCCGCGTCAGTGAGCTTTGCATCCCGATCGTTGAGCATGTTCGTGAGTACACGGTAATACTCAGCAAACTGAGGCAGCTCTTTCTTGGCTAGCTCTGATAGCTGACGCATGTTCAAGAACGACATCAGGTTCTTAGAACTATTCATGCTTGCGTCGCCAACAAACTGGCGAAGCTTTTCCTTGGTCGCTGCAAAAGACGGTGTGTCCTTGATCATCGTATCCATGGACTTCATGCCTTCAGCAGGCGTGTCGTCAATCTTGTCTACGGCGTTAAACAGATCTTGCTGCTCTTGTGGGGATAGATCCTTGCCGGCGTCAGTTAATCCTTCAACGCTACGGCGCATGTATTGGATTTCATCCGTGCTTGGATCAAAGGTTCCTACGTTGTAAACGGATTTGATTTGATTGGGGCGAAAGGCAACGTATACGTCGCTCATATCGCCTGTCTCACCAATGCTATCGTCGATATTCCTAATAATCAGACCGTCATGGCCTTTGGCTTTTGCATCTTTGATTGCCCGAGACATTTCTATTGCATCAACAATCCTTTGGCCCGGTTTTGTTTTGTACTCAAGGGGATTTTGCAACGATAAATAAACATCAACCACCGCGCCAAGCGGTTCATCACTAATAATATCTCCGTAAGCTCTTTCGTAAGTGTATTGTGTCGCAACATCTATATTGTCTGTAAAAAAGAAACCCCCCTCAACTTCGACGGCCCTACGAAGATCAAACCTTTTAAGTTTGGGTTGGATGCTACCGTGATAAACAACGAGTGGCTTTCCTTCTACGTCGACTACCTTGCTATCGCCAAACCAGCGCTTGAACTCTGGCGTATCAAACTGGCTCATGGCCGCACGCATGAACAAAGCCATCTGGTCCTTCACACCCAGCGGCTTAGCTTCTACGCGTACAGGGGCTATGTCTTTGACACTAGCCGTAACCTTATCCATGTACTGCTTAAAGGTTTCATTAGGCAGGTACTTTTGATTGCGTACCTTGGCGTAAAAAGATTTCAGTGCATCTGCAAGACGCTTGAAGAACCTCTCTACGACCGTCAGTGGCTTTTCGGATGTCGTTGCCCAACGTGATACTTGGTCTGCGTACCATTCGCTGAACTTAAACCAATAAGGATTCAGTCTCTCGGCTTGCAACCCCTCTGGGATTTCCAGTGTTTTGAAGCCAGCCCTTGCACGCATCTTCCCGATGTACTCACGTGCACTGGAACCTTTGCGTGACGCCAAGAACTTATCAAACTCATCACGAACGGCACGCTGGGTAGCTACGTCAGCATTGTTGTATGTCTCGCGCTCATGGATGTGGCCAAGTTCGTGGGCCAAGGTCTCCATCATCCGCAGGTTGGATACATCCTTGCTGAAGATGATGTAGTAATTACCATCCGCCATCTTACGCATGGAGCCAATATTGTCTTTGCCCGCGGTAAGGTCAGATGCGATAGCCCTGTGCGGTCCGGTAAATTTGTTTACGTTGGCAGCAATGTCATCCTTATTGGTGACATAGATGTTGGCCTGTATCTTGAGTAGCTTCTTCCATCCTTCAACGATACCCTTCAGTTCCTTGGGCACGGTCTGAGAAAACACCAAGCCATCAGCACCGAACTGGATGTATGGTGACTTGTCATGGAGATCTTTTGCTTTCTTCTCAAGCGAGTTTTTAACCGCAATTAACTGGGATTTTTGCTGCGGCGTGATGTATGTAACTCTATTGCTTTCAACATCAGCACCAAGAGTGTAATCGCCTTTGGAAACAATATATACAGGGGCACCGGTAAGGCTTGAATATGCTTGTATGAGAGATATATCGCCATCCTGCCAAACTACTGACCCTGAATATACTTTTGCCAATTGATTGGCCGTGCTCTTCTGGGCCGCCGTGGCCTTCATCATCGGCTGAGCACGTCGCTCTTCTAGGTCAGACAGTGCCTGCTCGATCTCTTGCTGGTTCTCTTGGAAGTACGCATAAGCCTCATCTGTATCAGGCAGCGTACCTTCCATCATCTGCTCAGCATAAGACTGCGGCGTGAAGGCTGCCGACTCAGAAACCTCGCGTATTAAATAACCACCCTGTGAGTCCTTTGCAATAATTTCAAAGGTAGCCTTCCATGAAGTTATCTCATCTCTATCTTCCTCTGGGACTTCCTCATTGATGTAATTTTCTGCTGACTGTCGATCAAAAGTTACCCATGCAAGTTTATTTGCAGGGATAGTGGCCAAGTCTTTATTAGAAATAATCTCAATGTCTTCGTTACCAAGCTCTTCAGTTTCGTAATTAATAACGTCCTTAGCAGATACCTTTTTATCCATTGCGCTAAGGCTGCTAGGACCGGTGCGAAAAACTGTTCTGGTTACAACTTTCCGATCTTCATACTCTCCGGGAGCTTCGCGAGGTCCAGCAACTCCCTCTTCGCCTTCAGGGACAGCTTGTTCCACTTGTTCATAAACAGCTCTTTCTTTCTCAGCGGACTCAAACTTTTGGGCTCTTCCTTCAGCGGCGGCTTCAGCGGCGGCAAGATTCCTTTTGAATTCATTTTCATAAGCCCTTATAGTTGCTAATGCTTCATCAAGCTGTATGCCAATACGCTCCAGCTCTTGTTTGGTTTCTTCTGTCAGCAAGTCTTTACTGGCCAACCGGTCCTTGATGTAATTGACACCATCAATAGCAAGGGTTGGATCCTGCCGGCGGAACTCAGTACGCAAGTTATAAGGCAGCCAAGCATCAAGATCACCATCCTCAACCATGAGGTCAAGACCTTTGAATCCCTTGCTCGTGGGCTTACCTGCCAAGAACCTAAACTCCGGATCTGGCGTGGCATCTTTAATATCGGCATTAGAGATCCTGCCCTTAAGCGCAGTCCATAAACTACCCTTACCCTTCTCAATCTCTTTGCGCTCTGTGAGTAGCTCTTGCTCAATATCCATTGCAGCGGCCACGTCCTCTGGCAATGGTGCCGGACCTTCCATGGGCGGCGGCTCAACAAACTCTGGCGGCCCTTCTTCTACCGCCTGTTCAGCAGCAGGCTCAACCACAGTCGCGGGAGCAGCTAACTGAAGCACTTCTGGCTCAGGCACAGGGACATTCAACTCACCAGTAGGTTCTGGTGTTGGCGCTGGTAGCGCCGGCAAGGCTTGAACTTCTCGCAGACGCTGCTCAATGGCCGGCGCATTCTCAGCATAAAACTGCTGATCCACGGGCTCCGTACGTGGTACGCCAGCCATAATATCCGCAACAAATTGCTGGAAATATTTCTGGTCAACCGGTGTTTCTGTGAAGGTTTCGGGCGGTACTTGATAGCCAACACTTGAAGGTTGTGGCGTAAGTGCTTGATCTGTAACAGTCTCAGGGGTAATTCCGCCCATGGGCGGAATTTGATACTTAAGTAGGGGGTCTGTCGTTTCTGGTTGTGTAATTTGTGGCTCAGCAACAGCAGCTTGCTGAGGTGGCGCGGGTTGTTCAACAGGTTGTTCAACAGGCATACCAATACGCTGAATACCACGACCAGCAGCACCAAGCGCACCACCACCAACAGCACCGGAGAGACCTGCTTCAATATACTGTTTGATACGCTCGGGTGAGAATAGATCACCACTGCCACGCACAAAGTCTACGGCTGCGTTGCCAATGACTTCTTGAGCGGCCTCGGTCAGCCCTTCCTTGGGTGCAGTCTTAGCGGCTGCAATCGCAAGATCCTTAGCGGCTTCGGTAAAGCCAGCACGCTTGGCAACTTCCTCACCAGCCTTTAGCTTGCCAAACATACCAAGCTTACTAAGGAATGCTGATGGCGCCACAAGGTCTAAGAATGTCTGCCCAAGGGCGGCTGTGGCGGCTACACCAGGACGTAGTTCACCTGTTTCTTCAGCAACCTTGGCAAAGGTTTCGGGGGCGTTTAGCGCATAACCCCCAGCACCTGCGCCACCCAGTCCTGCACGTTGCATAACTTGAGTTGCACGAGCTGCGCCAAGAGATTCAGCAGCCGCAGCAGGCAAACCTCTGGCAATGGCAGCTTCTGTAGCAGCGGCTCCAGCCCTTGTTGCAATACCTCTAGCACCAGCAGCAGCGGCGCCTCCAGGTAATAACATAGCAAGTCCATAAGGTAAGGCCTCCCCAGCACGCTCATAAGCAAAGCCTAGAGCAGATAGCGGACCTGTCACATCCTCATAAGACTGGTACATCCTTGGAAGACGCTCTGCACGTTCAGCGTATTCCTGCTTTGCTTCCTCAAGAAGCCCTTTTGCGGCCTCATCTTTGCCAATAAATGCCAGCCCCATGGCGGGCAATTCTTTGGTAATTGAAGTGCCAATATTTTCAAGTGTTCGCTGTACAGGTCGGCCAGCAATTTGACCAAACGAATACTCAGGTGCTACCCCCATCTCCATTTGCATACCGCGCAAAATGGCTTGGTAGTCTTCGGGCTTCAGTCCTTCAGGTAACTGTACCCGGCCGCGACCCGGAACATTGAAGATTGGCATTATCGTCCACCTTGGCCCATTTGCCTATAACGCTGTACATCATCAGCAGGAACAACATACGGTGAATAGGGAACCCCAAACTTTGATGCGTAGCGTCTCAAGACATCATCCTGCTCACGGCGCATTTTATCCCCAAGGCTTTCTGTCTTTCTACCTTGTGCGTCAACAGGCCCAGGTTCGCGCCAGGTCTTAGGAACGCTTCCAAATATACCGGTACCACCAAACCCAAGCGTTGTTTCAGCCATCTTGTTGTACTTTTCTTCAATAGCTTTAATCTCTGCTTGCACCTGTGGAAGGGCATAGACTTCGCGCATTTCTTTGGATAGCTGCAACGGGTTGATTGGCTTCTCGCCACCACCTTTTGGCTGCATAGCTCTGGCCAAACCAAGACCGACCTCAAGTGGCATCATCGCCTGTTCTTGCGCTAGCTTCTGCGTTTGCAGTCTATAAGCACGCTCTTCTCTTGCTGCCTTGTCTGCCGCATCGTAATCGCCACGGCGGATCGCATCTTGATACTTTGCATGGGCCAACTGCGCCTGCAACGAAGCTTGTTGCATTGCACGATTCTCTGCGCCCATGGACTTCTTGACATCCTCACCAGCCTGCAAGCCACCGGCAAGTCCAGAAAGGAAATTACGATCCTTGCTGCCCAGCATGGCCAAAGCTATCTGGCGATTAGCGGCTTTCTGAATGTCAGCTTGGCTAGGCTGCTGACCATAGAACTTCTTTAGCTGCTCCATGATTGGAGATATTTCATCAGGAAAGCGCTTCTGCCGTTCATCGTATAGCGTACCGGCGCGAGCAGCGGTTTCCGCTGCAAGCTCTGGCTGAATCTGAGGTACGCCCGCCATAGCCTTCTTGCCCATAGCAATGATGGCATCGATACCCATAGGAGCCTGAGCGGCAGGGGGTTGCTGCGGTGCGATAACTTGCTGCGGTGCAATAACCTGCTGTTTTTGTTGGGACTGAGCCGGTTGGGCAGCTGGTTGTGCAGGCTTAGGCGCAGCTTCTTTAACACGTTGCTGAATCGTGGACTCAGGATAGCCAGCCGCACGCAATTCCGCTGGTGTGGCCATGACACGCTGACCATTGATGATGGCAGGGACGCGGACCTCTTTCTCTTCCTCGACCACAGCTTCGCCACCAAACTCTGCACCGACGCCGCCACCAAACTGAAATGCAACGGGACCGCCACCGGCCATGCGTTGCTCAGGCATGAGCCCAGCAAGACCTGCCATTTGTGGTTGCATAGGAGGTTGTTGCGACGGCGCCATTTGCATAGGCTGCTGCTCTTGAGGAGCATTCATACCAGGCGGCATCATGGGCATACTTGGCGCCATAGACTCTGATAACTGAGCAATCACAGGCTTATTAGGCTTTTGCGCTCTTTGGTTATACCGCTTACGCATGTCATCACGGCGAGCCATTTCCGCCGCGGCAAAGATAGCTAGCTTAGGATCTTGTGCGTACTTAGGCAGAACCTGGTCAGGGACCGCCTTAAACATCTCCATAGCCTCAAGGATATTTATATCCCCACCAAGGCCGGTATTTGCTTGCGCTTGCATTTATAGGCCTCCGTACAAGAGACGTGCCAATCCAAGTCCTTGGGTTAGCGGATTACCTGAAGACTGATAAGCAGATTGCGTGGCATACCCCGGTAAACCAAAGATGATGTTCCTGTAAGCCTCTGCTTGCTTAGCCGGATAATCCCGCTGCTGCTGGAACTCTTGGTACATAGCATCCAAATCACGCTGGCGACGTGCCTCATCAGAAAGACCAAGCTGCTGCAAGGTCTGAGCCTTCTGCATCTGGTTCTGCAAATCTTGCTGATACAACTGACCCGCCTGATTAAATGCCTGCTGCGAACCTTGCATCTGGATATTGCCCAGTTGCTGACCTAGACCCTTGGCTAATTCAGATTCCATAATGGCTTGACGTGAACCGCCAAAAGCACCTCGCTGCCCAGCCTGAGCCCGTACATTCTGCAAGCCAGCACCGTACTCTTGGACAGCCTTTTGCTTTGCAACATCCGTCACAGCTTGTTGGTAAGGGTTCATATAGGCCTGCATGACGCCCATGTTCTGGCCGCCCACATTAATTTGGCCGAGTAAACCTGGGGTAGATGCAGCTTGCTGTGCAGCTTCAACACCTTGTTGGTACAGAGGCGCCGTCTCAGCATAGCGTTGCTGGGAGTAAGGCGTATAAGGGGTATACGCAATCTGCTGCCCCATCCTGTACACATCAGATATGTACGGGAGTTGGAACTCCGGGGGCATTTGCGTGATTGTTTGCGACGGGCCGCCCATGCTCATTTGGACACCTCTTCCATCAAAGTTACTGTTTTCAATCGTTGCGGGTATATTTTCTGCCAGCCCGGACGCCCTTGCAACGTGATGGCGTCACAGTCTGCTTGCTTAGCGAATAATCGTATGTACGTCACGATATGCTGTATCTCTTCCAAATTGCCGCCTGCAAGCCACACATTACAAATCTTTTTGCGCGGGTACTGCCTTACCTCTGTTACTAACGCACAATCTTTACCGGGCCAAAACTGCGCTTGCCCTTGCTGTATTGCTTCTAACACATCCTCTAGGGAAAACAAATTGCCGGCTTTGTCCAAGGCCGCTTGGATCCATGGGCCGCAACGCTCCCATTCATTCATGCAGGCATAGCCTTATCTGACTTCACCGCCGGTGGCTGCTTGCTCGTGCCATGCCTTGCCTTACGGATCTTTTTCATCATGTCATAGAGCTTCTGCGCCCCAGCATTTGATGATCCATTACCAAGATCAGATACCACATCAGCAGGGACAACAAACTCACCGCGGGCTAACCTGGCAGGCTGAGTCTTACCGCCGCCATGGTCAATCTGGGCTTTGATGCTGTCAGACATACCATCGCCCGGTCCTTCTAAGTACCTACCGGCTGCTGCATAGACATCACCACCTTCGTAGAACCCAACAAAGATGTCATCTACCGAACCGCCAGTCGCACCGCCTTGTTCGGTCCCTGAACCAAATATTGCATTTGCTGACGTCGCATCACTATTTGCATTTCCTGCCCCGCCGGTTACCGTATCGTTACCCGCTCCACCCGTTACCGTGTCATTTCCAGAGGCACCAGTTACCGTGCTCGCACCTTGGAAAGTAATTGGCGTGATACTCATAGGCTTATAAAGCGATGCAAGCCCTGCTTCGTATCCGGCTTGACCCTGTGCAATCTGCTCAGGTGTTGGCCCATATCTTTTTGCCGCCTCCGTTGGATCAAACTGAAACGGATTGGGGTTAAAGAACAGGGGCATACCCTTCATGGGCGTGTAAATATTCTGGCCAGATGCAGACTTTTGCGGCGCCGGCTGAGGTGGAAACATAGGGGCAGTAAGCGCACGGTTATATACAGGGGCCGCTTTGTACTCAGGCTGTTTAACTTCAGGCGCTTGTTGACGAGAGAGCGCCGCTGCTAATGCCCCAAGACCCAGGGCAAGACCGGCTCCCATGCCACCACCGCTTCCGCCAAGCAGGGCGTTTGCCGCTTTGCCCCAATTAATATTGCCAAAATTTAACGTGCCGTCGGACCCCCAATCAAAGGTGCTGGTATCGATCGCACCAGGCGTGGTGTCTGGGTCAGCGCCAAGCACATTTTGTGGGTCATTAAACGCACCTAAATCTACGTTATCTGAATCTCCACCATCCATAACTTACTCCTAAGGGGGTGTAGGCCGGGGGTCCGGCAAGGGAGATATGAAGTTTACCGCCATAACACTTGACGGTATACCGGGATGAGGGGATGTCGCGGCTACCGCATCAAGCCTTACATTGGTATCTGTTGTAGCTATCTCTAGCTCAAGATACTCGCCAACATCCAAATCAATATTGCTCGATGTAGACATGGCTTACTCCGCTAAGTAGCCCATTTTATTGGGTTAAGTCATAGAAGGAAATGGACCCGACGCCATCTCCTTTAGTTGCACCAGATACAGTCCTTACACCTAGCGTATAAATATCACTTGTGCCTGAGATGGTTGCACCAAGTTGTAAGTCCCAGTTATAGCCGGTAGCCGAGGAGGTATTAACCGTACCGCCACTACCTGTTGATGTGACGTAATCTGTTTGAACAATTGTTCCACCGCTCATCGCTGTAGCGGCATCATCATAATCAACATTGGAATCAGACGGCACAGTTGCCGCCCAAGTTGCTCCAGTAAGCGTGGTGTTTTTTATTAACGCCACTTCATAGTTTTGGCTGGTTAGTGGCAGAAACTGTGTACGGTTGGGTAGCACCACCGCCCCAGTGCGTCCTGAAGCAAGACGGATGGACACAATAGGATAAAACGCTGCCGTATCAATATTGGTAAACGATGTGGTGCGCCTTGCTACATGGTCAATAGAGGTCTGTTCAAACCCACCCTCAGAAACAACCGAGCAGCAAATAGACTTCATGCTGGCCGCAACCGCAGACGTAACTGAACTGATCTCATACCTAACCGGCAAAATAGCCGTGGTCATATAAACATTGGATATGTCGTTCGCATTATTAAACGTATGGCAAACGATGTACTGACCATTAATAATAAACCCACATCGGATTGACCCAACGCCAAGCCACTCAAAATCCATCCAAAGAATCTGCGCCTTGCTTGGATCAAGCGTCAAACCTGAAGGCCCAGAACCATCTAACTTGTCACCATTCCAATTGACTTGGTTTACGGTCCTTGCATCGGAAGCCGTGCCTGTAACGTAAGACCGTAATACAAATGAATAGGTTCCATCCACTCGTTGGAAGAACACGCCGTTTTGATCGTTGTAGTAACCAACCCGCTGGGTAAGATTTAAGCTCTGGCTACTATCCATCACAAAGGTTGCAAGCACCAGCAAGCCTTTTCCCGGCTGATAAGGAAAGGACCGATAAGACTGACGGGTAACTGAGCCTACACCCGCACCTGTAACTTCCATCTTGACGGCTGCTTCGTTAGGGAGAAAAGTAGTTGTACCGGTTCCTGTAGTTGATACATCAAATTGATTGTCGGCGGCATATCTATTCTGACTATCAAAAAGGGTGTAAGGCTGACTTACACGCTGCCGGCCAAACGCATCAAAGTACGTCCCCGGAAATGTTACTGGGATCGTTGAAGTGGTAGCCATAAGATTTGCCAGAAAATTGTCAAGACGGTTGAAATACAGACGCAAGACATTGCTGTACTGGTCTTGGTAAAACGCAGAGTATTCGTTCGGCGCTAACGGTAGGCTTGGCGCTGCGATCCTTGTAAGTTCGTAATCCGTTGTGACAATTAAGCTCATGCGCCACGTCCTGTTGCCCTGCCCATGGGCCTGATGTCAATCCTTGGCGCACCTAGCTGCCATGCACAACCCAACTGATTGGATTCAACCTTGAAGATCATCTGTCTGCCACGGACGCGGACATAAACCTGACCCGTGAACTGTTCAATCTGAGTCGTTGATGTACGAACAACAGAAGCAGATGATGAACCACTATTGGATTGAGGATTGTTATACCCCGATCCTGAGTTCATCATGGGGATGAGCGTCATGGTCACAGCCGGTGATGCCGCTTCAGATCCATCAAACGTAATATCCGGCAGGATTCTGTACACATAACCAAGACTATGTCCATCCTGAATATCAAATTCTGATGACTCTATGTAAGCATTAATAGCCGTGGCCGTACCTGATTCATTGTCATCAACGCCACGTTCGTGATCCACAATGTTGTAGCTATATGTTGCGGCCTGCGGGTACTGACGGATGCCAGAGTCGCTCCACGCCGTCCGCGCCATCGTGCCGTAGTACCAAACATTCTCCATGTAGTTGTAAACCACATACCGATTAATTGTGGTTGAATCAGCCGAACAATAGAACCACCAGGCTTCATTAAAGCCTTCGTTCGTGCCAGCAAAGATTTGATAATTCTGGCTCTTATTGAGGTCGTTAAATACATGTCGGCGCAGATCACAGTTAAGTGTTTGAACCCTGCCGTTGTACATGTAGAACTTATCAACACCCATCCAATAGGTAACACCCGATGTAATGGCCGTGGCATTTGGACCAATAATGGATGTGTTATCAGTAAGGATCTGAGACCCCCATACTAGGGGCGGCCCAAGATATTGAATGGAAAACAAAGCTGAATCTGTCCATACAAGCACTTCTTGGCGCTGCTGCTGTACAGCAATAATCTGCGACCCATGAGATAAGCGTATTGATCCGGCTGTATTCCCAGATACAGGGCGCCAATCCACCAGAGATTCTTGATCACACCAACGAATAAGCATGGGATCTACAATGCTTGAATCAAGATCGTTCGTGCCAAAAACAAGCAAGTAACGCAACGCATCTGAAATAAGCAGCGAGTACTGAAACTTAGGTACATCTTCAAGCACCATAGACTGTGTGCCAGATTGCGTACCAGATGTCGTTATTAAAGAACCAACTGGCGTGGCTGATAAGTTTGCTGTTAGCCCAGACACATTTCTGAGGTAATACGTTGTGCCAGCAGTAAGGCCAGTCGGTAAAGCACCGGTTGTTTTAAACGATACAGCCGTTCCTTCGGATAGAACTACACCAAAGGTCACTACACATGGGCCAGCGATGGTTAGTGTTACCGTCCCGCCAAGGCTACTCAATGCGACACCACGCGTAGTAAGCCCTGTGGTTGCATCCCAGTAGTAAAGACCAGCCGTCCTTGGCCCAAAAACAAGATCCTCACCCCAGTTGCCAGCATTCCAAATTCTTAGCGGATCTGTCACGGTAGGTGTGACACCCCAAGAACCACCGCCCCACGGACCGGCACCCCAACCTACAAGAGGAACCTGTGCGACCCCTGGTCCCGTAGTAACCTGAAAAGCTCCAATTGAAGAACCACCGCCATTACCAATATCAGACGCATTAGAAGTAACCGCAACACCAGTTGAAGGATCTAAAGCCGTAAAAGTAAATGTATTAGCTGTGGGTACACCAGTAATTTGATACTGCTGATTTAATACCGCAGCCGTGATATTGCCACCTAATGACACCGCCCCGGAGAAGGTTACAAAGTCACCAGTAATTGCGCCGTGATTAGCTGATGTAACCGTAATCGTTGACGAATAAGGCGCTACCGTTACCGCAGAGAACGTAACCGACTGTGTAAGACGGATGGGGGTAATGTCAAAGTACGCCCCGCCCTGCTCAATGTAATATTTAAGGTTCGTACCAAGACCAAGAAGGTTAGCACTTGATAAAGTAACCCAGTTCCATAAGGACCGGCATACGCCTAGAAATGTAGCCTGTGAGATACGAACCCAGCCGCCTATCTTCTCAGGGGTGCCTTGACGGAAACGAACCTTCTCTGATGTATACCAACCTTGCTCACTGGTATATCGCGTGTTTTCTCTCGATACGCCTGGACGATTAATGATTTTGCTAAGAGGCACGGCCCACCTCAAATTTGTTAGTTTTTCTTTGGTTTTCGTACCAAGGAATTACTTGCAAGTTTGTTGGCACATGAAGCCCGGATACGTATTTACCTCTTAAAGGAATGATGTGATCTACGTGCCATTGAATTCCGGTAGTCGAAGATCTTTTGATGGCAATGTCATATGCCTGCTCTATCATCCATAGGTCATCTTCGTCAAGCCACTTTGGCGTTCTGTTGATTAAATCAATCTTACGCTTTTGGCAAAGAAAGTTGTACCGCATTTTGTTTTCTTGGCGGTATTTTTTCCCATACTCTTTTACATAATCCGCGTTTCTTTTTCTCCAGCTAAATATTCCAATTGCAATTTTTTCTTTATTTTCTTCCCTGTATATTTTTTTTTGCGCGTTTTCGTTGGCAACAAACTCGGGATCCTGTCGTTTGACTTTCTTGCGAGA